CTCTTTTAGCATGGCCGTTACGTGCCACTCTTTCCAACCACTTAGAGCCTCTTTTCCATACGGAAAACTGCGCTGCTTTAAGAGTCTTTCAGCCGTCTTAACTCCTCCGCTCTGGTGAACGAAATCATCGAGCCACATCGTGTGCATGGTGCGATCTCGATCGTATAGAAATTCCACAAGTAATTTAAACTTCGGATGGTTCTTGCCTATCTCAACTTGCTGCATCCACCGCCATGTATGCATTAGACCTGTCCATCCCTTAGTGAATCTCTCCTGACTCATCATAGCATTCAAGATTCGCATAATAGGTCTGATGTGGACGTAGCGACCTCCTAACCTATACTGCCGTGAATGAATGTTCTGTAAGAACATGACCTGATCGTGGCTGATCCCTCCCTTGTCAGCAGAAACCTGCATTCCAAAGTCGGAAACAATTCCCTCTAATGTATCAAGGTACCATTGTCCGCTAAAATCAACCACACCATCATCCCCTTGGACGGTTATTGATCGTATGGGTAGATTCAACATAACGGACACATATTCCCAAAGGATCATTTGGATGAATCCATCGATCCAATTGGTTTCTGCACTACCAGATGGTACACTGTGGCTACCTGCCCTAATACCATCAGGACAGAGTAATGATATGTGGATGAAACGCTCTTCGACCAGATTTATCAGGCGTGTCGTTTGTTCATCTCCGTTGAACATTCGTCGAATGAGGCCAAACGCTGCTCTTATGAGTACCTCCGGAACGCTGGCATCATAACCGGAGAAATCAACCGACAGTATTTGACCACGTGCACTATCAATCACCGAAGTTATCACCTCATCGATGTCGTCAGGCCTATTCCATGCGACAAACTCAGGTAGCAATCTGAGTAGTGGCAGAGCTGCTTCTTGCAATTGCAACTCTAATAGGGTAAGCCAATGAGGATATCCCCATACAATTCGGTTCTTTGAAATCAACCCGATTCCACGTGGTTGACCTCGAAAGTACACTATGCATGGATCATTCGGAGCTGAACGGTACCCGTTATCTTCTATGTCCTTAGCCAACTGTAAAACAATCGGCCGGTACCTCTCATCTGAAGTAAAGAAAGGTCCTCCCAGATTTGTTCCTTTCGGCATGCCTTGATAGGCAGTATCCAGACTGACAGGAGATAGGTTTCTGGGCAAACGCCTGGCCACTCGCTCTACCGCAATTCTCAGAGCGTCCTGATTGATGGAGGTGCCCGACTGCGCAAAGTAAGCATTCGCAGTGGGAATCCTTTCTACCCAGGGCAGCATATAAGAATAGGCCCCAATCTTCGCAGCTTGAGCTATTTCAGCTTCGTCTAGCCAGGAGTAACCGGTTGGCAAAAGCCCTTTTAGCAATTGGTCTCTGAGATCAGCTCTACCCACATCGGGATCCCCATCCGGAACCAGAGGGGTAACGATGTCAACCATATCGCCAGCTGCCGTCCGGCGGAGACTGTTTTCGACGCGTGCTCTGGCGCTAACATCTAGTGTCGATAAG